TTAAAATAAATCTTTTGAGACGTTTTCCATGAGTTTACTAAACTTTTGAGAAGCGTCTTTTTTGTATGAGTTCGTAATCTTAGCGTAGATGTTCATAGTGGTATTTATATCTTTATGGCGCAAGCGTTCTTGTATTTCCTTAATATGCACACCAGCCTCTATAAGTAACGCACAATGAGTATGACGAAATGAATGAGTGCTTATTTGTTTATTAGTTATGTCAGTCTTTTTAAGTATAGCTTTTATCCATAATTGTAGTTTTTTAATTACAAGAGGGTAGCCGTTAACATCAGTAAAAACGAAATTATTATCTACATACAATTCGTTTTTCCATGTGTCCTGCACGTCGGTTTTATAATTTTTAAGTAATTTAATCACATGAGGATCCACTGAAATTTTTCCGATTGAGCTTTCAGTTTTTGGTGTAAGTATTTGAAATTGCTTTTTATTGTTATTCGGATTGTAATAAGTCTTTGTAATATTGATTGTGTTATTCTCAAAGTCTATATCAGACCACTTCAATGCCAATAATTCACCTGCACGCATGCCTGTATATGCTAATGTACAAAATACTTCAAAGCTGTTTTGGGGTGAATGGTGATTTTTAGCAACCTCCAGGAATTGAAATAATTCATCTTTTTCAAGAAACTTTTTATGTATCTCAGTATCTTCTAATTCTTCCACACTAACTTTCTTTTAGGTCGTTTAATACCCTCGCTAGGCAATATTCTTATTAATTTCATATCATATGCGTACTTAAATATCATATTTGTAGAAGCTATAATGCTATCAACATAATTCTTGCTATACTGTGCGCTTATATCGTTTACAAAACGTTGATATTCATGTTTATTGATAGTTTGTATTGGTTTATTGTTAAAGCGTTCTATGGAGTGGTTTATGGCCTTCTCGCGTGCTCTGACACTACTTACTTTTACTTCGTTAGCATATTGTGATATCCAATCGTCAGCAACCTGTTTAAATGTAGATGTGGACGGTGCGATATACTCGCCATTTCTTAATTGACGCTCAACCATTTCAGCGTGATGTTTAGCGTCTGATTTGCGTTTAAAACCTGAGTTTGAAATATATTTATATTTGCCCGTTTTTACGTCTTTTCCTAGTGATATACGATAACGCCATGTACTTCCGCGTTTTTCATATGATGCCATTTTGTCACCTCAGTTAATTGATATTATACCAATCTATGGTGTTTTTTATTCTATTTTGTTTATCAGTAGCCAAAACAAAAAAGTCATCTTTATCCTTTATTTTAGGATATTTGCTTTCTAGATAAACTTCTATTAGTCTTTGGATGGTTTTTAAATCTTCTTTATCTAAAATGTTGTAAAAGTACATCGATTTAGTGTTTAATTTACTATCTTCAATTGTTGCAAAATTAGTTATAAAATCTCTTCCATAAAATACTTCGAAATTATTTTGAGAAAGTAACCATTTTAAATCAAAATAAGGATAATCTGTTTTTTTATAATTCATTGAGTTGGAAACCAAAGCTATTTTGTTTTCGTAAATTTCTTTGTTATCACCAAAACTTTTATTCAAAAATTCTTTTTCTTTTCGTTCCATAAACATAATAAAGTCATCTATTATTGTGTTTTTGTTTTCTTCATCTAAATTACTATCTTCACTTGTAGCGAAAGAAGATATTATTTCTTCTATTTGGGGATATAAAAAATCATCAGAATTTTCAATACCATCATATTTTTCCTTTATCTTCATAATTATTCCATAAGCTAAGTTGAATATTATCTCAACAGTTGGATATGAACGATCATTTTTTTCGAGCTTACTAATGTAAGTAGTAGATACACCTGACAATTTAGCTAATTTATTAATTGACAAGTTTTCTTTTGTTCTATATTTTTTTAACATTTCGCTGAATTTCAAATTATCACCTCATTTAATAGTAGTATACTCTTTTTTTGGTTGTACATACAATCAAAAAAAGTATTTGTTGACAGTGCAACCTGAAAAGTTGTATGATTGTTTTGTACACAAAATATATAATTGTACATACAAACAAAGAGGAGGTGACTTAATTGAAAAATAATTTAAGCATGTTGATGGGGAAAGAAAGAATTAATGCGTCGAAATTAAGCAAAGAAACTGGAATTTCAAGAACAACAATTTATGGTTTATATCATGAAAAAACTGAAAGTCCAGACACGAAAACAGTACTAACGTTATGTGACTACTTCGGAATAACTCTTAATGAGTTTTTTGGTATTGAAAAAAAGGAGGTATAACAAATGTTCAATATTAATATTGATGAAAACGAAGCTCGTGAGATACTCGAACAAGCTATAAATGCACGTGTGGAAGAATTAGCGAAAGAGAAATATTTCATGACTTACAAAGAATTGTCTAACTATCTGAATTTAAGTAAACCAACGATTGAAGAATTACTAATTAATAATGGTATGAAGTATTACATGGTCGGATCTACATACAGATTCAAAAAGTCAGATGTAGATGAATTCATGGAACAGCTTACTGCTCATATGAATATCCAGAATAACGACTTTAAACAAGTCAATATCAAAATGTTATTGGAGGCAAGGCAATGAAAATGTACTTAGCTTATATCTGCTTAGTTTCATTGTTAACAATACTATTACTCGCAATATCTAACATGTATGTTGCTTTTAGCGTTTATGCTTGGCTAATAACTTTAGGATGTAATTTAACAGGAGAGATTACAACGTGCGAAAACAAGTGATTATTACAAAAACAGTAGTTGGCTGGTACAACATTAAAGATACTCAACATAATTTAATGTTAAATATACCGCCAAAAGTATTTGAACAGTATTTTCCTGATGTTAGTAAAGATGTTCAAGTTGCGTGTTTAGAAATGGATTTATCAAAAATTACAGAAATTAAAAATAAGAAAAAAGTAGGTAGTTAAGATGGAAATCAAACAAAAATATCAATTATCAAAAGTGGTTAAAATATTAGAAGTAGTATTATACGAGGAAGATAAGTTTCAATCCGATAAGGACTATCATTATCAGGATAAAGCATTTTATGAATATGCTTTAAAGTTAGTTCATAATGGATTGTTCAATATTCTTGCTGAATTAGATTTTGAAGATGAAGCATTTTCTATTCTTGATGAAGTAACAATGACATTAAGTGATGTCATGAAAGAAACACAACACGTTTACCGTTATAGTGTCATAGATGAAAAAGGTGAACACAAACATACAACAGATCGCAAAGGACACGTGATTGGAATGTTAGAGTGGGCATTAGATTACATTGCGGGAAATATTGAAGTGGAGGAATTATAAATGAATTGGGAAATTAAAGATTTAATGTGTGATATTGAAGTGGTAAAAGAAAAAATCAATGGTGTAGCTATCAAACATGGTTGGTTTGTTGAAGATAAATTTGTCAAAAATGAATTAGAAACAAAACAGGAACATATTAATTTTTCTGCTAGCTATTTAGAACATCGTATACAAAATGAACATACAGTTGAGTTATTACAAGTGTACTTAAAAGAGTTCGGTGAACTTATACAAAAGTTTCATGAAATAGAAAAAGCGTCACTTCAAGCCGACCAAAGCGAAAGTAACGCATAGCATTTAATAAAAATAACAGAGTAATTTAAAAATTACACATTTTTATTATAACATTTTTTACTCTGTGAATCACTAGAGGTGCAAAAAATGAATGAAATTAAATTAGAATATGACACACATGTTTCAGTGGTACATTATGAAAGTTTAGACTCACGTTCATTTAAGAGCTTTTCAAAACCTAAATGGAGTAAGTTAATTAATAAACTGTCTGTGCCTATAGAAGCAAATTATAAGTATGCACGTGGTGTTGCTGTTTACGGTGATATTAAAAATGGTGCAAATGATCATGGTGAAATTATCAAAAAGCATCGCAATGACGTTAATGTCGTATACAGAGATGTGATTGTACTTGATTACGATGAAATAAATGATTTAAAGCAATTACATGAAGCAATCAGCTCAGCTTTAAGCAATGTTGCATGGTTTTGGCACACATCGTTTAGCCATACAACTGAACAAGCTAGAATACGCCTTTATATCCCTCTAAATGAGCGAATAAGTGCAGATGATTATCGTAAATATACAAAAGTATTAGCAAATAAAATTGGTCATAAAGTGGATGAAGGTTCATATCAGCCAAGTAGATGTTTTGCATTACCAGTTATTCAAAAAGGACACATATTTATTAAGCGAGTGAATGACTGTCCAATTATCGATGTTGATATGCTCGAACAGTGGTCAAAGGAGTTTGAACAATCAAATGGTAGTCCTAATATCAAAGGGTACACACGACGTGATAGTGCGTATTGGCGAGATATAGCTTTTGGTGTAAGTGAGGGAGAGCGCAATTCAACATTGGCTTCAATTACAGGTTATCTTTTGCGTAGGTATGTAGATCCAAACTTAGTTTATGGATTAGTGAGTGCATGGGCAAGTGTATGCAAACCACCTATTAATCAAAGCGAAGTGAATAATACTTTTAAAAGTATTTTGAAAAAAGATAGTAAAAGCAGTTAGAAATGGAGGTTTTTGTTTGGAAGATGTAACAAACGATGAAGTATTTGAAATGATTGATAGTAGAACCGGTGTTTTAAATGCTAATGGTTGGAAAAGTCAATTAAGGCGTTCTGCTACTACACAAGCATTGAAAAAAACAACTACAAATGCCGAAATCATATTATGTAATGATGAGAGCTTAAAAGGCTTAGTACAATATGACGCTTTTGAAAAAGTAACCAGACTGAAACGTCTACCGTATTGGAGATCAAAGGGGGATACGAACTATTATTGGGCTGATATAGATACAACACATGTAATTTCACATATTGATAGATTGTATAATGTGCAGTTTAGCCGTGACCTTATCGATACTGTTATTGAAAAAGAAGCTTATCAAAATAGATTTCATCCTATTAAATCAATGATTGAATCTAAATCATGGGACGGAATCGAAAGAATCGAAACGTTATTCATTGATTATTTAGGTGCTGAAGATAATCACTACAATCGAGAAGTTACAAAAAAATGGATGATGGGCGCAGTTGCTAGAATCTATCAGCCAGGTATTAAATATGATTCCATGATTATTTTATATGGTGGGCAAGGTGTTGGAAAATCTACGGCAGTGAGTAAATTGGGAGGTCATTGGTATAACCAAAGTATTAAAACGTTTAAAGGTGATGAGGTCTATAAGAAATTGCAGGGTTCTTGGATATGTGAAATTGAAGAACTGTCGGCATTTCAAAAGTCTACTATTGAAGATATTAAGGGTTTTATAAGTGCCATTGTAGATATTTATAGAGCTTCGTATGGTAAACGCACAGAGCGTCATCCTAGACAGTGTGTGTTTGTAGGGACAACCAATAACTATGAGTTTTTAAAAGACCAAACAGGCAATCGTCGTTTTTTTCCTATTACGACAGATAAAAATAAAGCAACTAAAAGCCCATTTGACGATCTAACACCAGATGTTGTGCAACAAATGTTTGCCGAAGCTAAAGTATATTTTGATGAGAATCCGACGGATAAAGCATTGTTGCTAGATAAAGAAGCGAGTGAAATGGCTTTAAAAGTCCAAGAAGCTCATTCTGAAAAAGATGCTTTAGTTGGAGAAATAGAGGAATTCCTTGAACGTCCTATTCCGTCAGACTATTGGTATAGAACGTTAGAAGAAAAAAGAGTGTCTGCGCATGATGTTATAGACCAAGACTATATTGAATTATATGGTGATGGTAAATTGATTGAATTACCGAATACAAAACCGGGTGCTTATGTATGGCGTGACAAGGTATGTAGTATGGAAATTTGGAAAGTGATGATGAAACGAGATGACCAACCACAACAACACCATTTAAGAAAAATTGATAAAGCATTAAGAAATACACGATATTGTGGAACAACCAAAAGACGATTTAGATTCGGTAAAAGTATCGGTCGACAATATGGTTTTCAAATAGATTTGTCTTCTTATTATCAAGACTTAAAGAATGAAACATAACAATAATAGGACGATAGGACAGAAATGGGACAATGTTGGGACATGCTCGAATTATTACAGTAGTAAGTGCTGTGCTCTAGGTGTCCTTTTGTCCTAATAGTTTTAATCTAAAAAATTATATATAGAGAATAAATTTGTATAAGTGTAAGACAATGACAGTGGGACATCAGGACAAATAGTCTTAGTGTATCGTAAGAGTAGGTTTGAGTATATGTGGTAATAATGTCCTACAAAATTTTGAGAATAGGACTTTAGGACACCTATCAAAAATTAGGAGGAAGAAAATGAATAAAAATCAATTAAAGTCAGAAATTTTAGAATATATAAAGGCGCATGCTGGTACATCATTTGTAGAAATAGAACATGTATTTGAAGAAAATAACTTTGATTATAAAGGTGACGGCGCATATACAAGTGGTCAACATCCCAATGTTGTGTTTTGGATTGGGTGGAATCAAGAAGCGTTTGATGTTATCGCTGAACTTAAAAAAGACGGACGTATTGAGATGGATATTTGTGAGCCAATTGTTTATATGGTTGATGGTAAAGGTTTGGATTTACCTATTGTAAGGTCAAAAAATATTAAAACAGATCATTGGTTGCCTGTCACGTTTAATGTTAGTAAGAAAGAAATGGAGTGTGTTTAAAGTGAATGAAAAACATAATATTTTCAATAGATTTGGTAGAAATACTTCTATTCAAACTGTAGCAGTTAAAGATACTTACTTTATTGAATATCGAAAGGGAGACGAAATAAAGTATTTCCCAATAGAACTTGCTACGGTAGTAAAAGCATTAAACATTGATTTACATGACAGTGATACTGTTTCAAATTATGAGAATGGGCCAAAATTTGATATTAAAAAATTGAACCTCTATACAGGTGACATGGACCAAATAGGAGATGAATAAAATGAATATAGAAATTATCGCAAACCAATTTGAAACACGAGCAGGCACGTTACTAAGGTACTACACGGGATTGTTAGAATATAGTAAAGTGCAACCGTGTTGCTTTAAGTTATACAATGATCCATTTGATATGGCATACGTGATGATGAACGGGAAGTTATTCGGTCATGTATATATTAAAGATTGTAAAGTAAGGCAATCATTTGAATTGGCGTCACCTAAGCACACTGAGGGGCTTATAAGAAGCATAGAGGGGCATTATGTAGGTTATGAGTTACATGATGGTAAACAGCTTTCTATTAGTGATATGATGGCCAGTCAATTATTTGAAGATGAGTATTTTATGTATGGATTACAAACATATGCAGAATCAAATAATAGTGATGTGTTTGAGTACCTAGAAAATGGATTTGATACCGATACACTTGAGGGCATTCAATCGAGTAATACTGATGTGATAGCGAATATTGAAATGTTGTATCAGTTAGCTACGGGAATCAATGAACCAGTACCAGAGTTAGTTGAGGGGTTAAAATTAGTAACTGAGTTTGTACAAGATGAGAATGCGACACAAGAGGATTACAAGGCGTTAGAACGTAAATTGAATGATCTAAAAGCGTCTTACTATAGCTTGAGTAAATAATGTTATGAGGGGTCACATGTAGTGTGTGGCTCCTGATAAAAATAATAAGGTTACAGCAATGTATACGAATTTTGGTGTTGCTAATACAAGCTAAAGTTTGTGTTTTTGGTATAGGGTTAAAAGTTAAGTTTGTTCGTAATATGTTCGTATCATTTTGACGAACTAGGGTTCTGTTAAAGTGCAATGCTAAAGGTTGGTTTTTAAGTTTTTAACACGATTTTATAAGTGTTATATGAGATAAGCTAAACAACTGATGAAATGCGCTATAAAGCGAACATAAGTTTGTTTTAGGTTAGTGAAAATGGTATAATTTAGGTATGAAATAATTAAAAGAAAGAGGTGTGAAGATGCAAAGCATCGCAGAAAAAGAGACGTATCATTTACCCACCGAACACCTGCAAGTTTTCAATGTGATAAAAAATACGTCCAATAAGTATATTACTAAAACTAAAATCTTAAATCAATTGGGATATGAATATAATTCAAGCAATGAACGATGGTTACGAAGAGTAATCAATTCATTAGTATATGATTATGGCTATCCTATCGGATGCAGTTATAAACCTAGTGAACGTGGTTATTACATCATTACGACAGAACAAGAAAAGCAACAAGCGATGAGAAGTATTAAGAAATTAGCTGATGGCAGTATGAAACGCTATGAAGCTTTGAAACGAATTGAAGTGTAAAGGAGTATTTTAAATGGAAACAAATCAGTACGAAGAATTAAGTGAAGTATTAGAACTGACTGAAAACCAAAAGTTGAGATTATATATATATCAAGAGAGACAAAATAAAAACATAAAACAAGATAATAAAGACGCAACACAAAGTACAGAAGAAAAACGTGAAAAACGTCAAAAAATTTTAGACATTAAAGATGATGTAACTAGACAAAATGCAATTGCGAAAAATATAGAGTTATTTAACTAGGGGTGAAATAATGCAAACAATCAAAGAGATTGATAAGTATAAAAACAATATCCATGAATATGGTAATGATATAAATAAATTAGAGTCAAATGTTAATGATGCCAAGAATGAACTAGCGAGTAAAAATAAAGAGTATCAAGATTTGGTGATTAACGGAAAAGTAGAGCAAGCAGATAAATTATATAGTGAGATTGAAAAATTAGAAGCTGATTATCGTGTGAAAAATAAAAGGTTAACTGTAATGAAACGCTCACTTAAGCAAGTTGTAATAAAAAATTGTGAAAGTATGACTCAAGTGGCTGATCGTTTAAGAGATGAATATATTAACGTGTATCAAGATGATTTAAATAACTATGAGCAACTTAAACAAGAATTACAAGAAGCTGAGAATAAATTGAAAGCTTATAATAATGAGTACTATATAAAGCAGCAAGAGTTATCACGCTATATTGATGGGAAGAGACGAGAAAATGATATTCAAAATATTGAATTTATTGGCGCAGTTAATATTATTGAACCATTTAATGTTTAATTATAATACTATCAATGTATGTTCCTAGAGTATTGAAATGAACTATAGCCTATCCAATGTGGGTAGGCTCTCTATATAGGGGTGAATAAATGAAACTGCTTAAAACGAAGTATTGTTTATATTATCGTAATGGCTACAATAAACTATCTGAGTATCAACTATTAACGCAATTTAACCCAACATTTATTAATAAAAAAATTAAGATGTGTGAATTCCAAATTGAAAGTATGTATCATATGAGCGCGTCGACCACAACATGTGATGAAATAATGGGGGTCGTGTCTGTCTCATATCCGATTGAAAAACTAGTTATCCAAATTATTGAAACAAAGGCAAGATTACAAAACTATAAAAATAGATCTATAAATAATATGGCGTTGTTGAAAAAGGTACTTAACTATTATACAGAAAAAGAGCAGAAGCAAGTTGTAAAATATATGCGTTCAAATGGACGATATAAGCCCTGCAACGTCATTGAACGCTTACAGGTTGATTTGTATCAAGCAAGTATTAAACAACGTTCAGAACGTCAAAAACAAAGAAATACAGCAATTGTAAACAGTAAGATTGCACGAGTAAATGCTTATCATCAATCTTCACATGTAAAAGTGGTGTAACAATGGATAAAAAGCAAATAAAAGGCTTCGTGTGTGATTATCATAAGAGAACTAGAAGTGATGCATTGATAGATGATGAAATAAATACCGATGAATTCTTTTCAATAGGTGATGAAAATTCTAATGAATGGATGGCAGACGATAACATTGATGATCATATTGTAAAGAATCACTTAGAAATGATTGTTGACCAAGTAGCTAATGATAAAGAGTTTTATATTTTCGATTCTTTAATACAAGGACGTAGTTTTAAAGATATTAGCAATGTCTTAGAGTGTTCAGAACAATCTGTAAGATTATGGTATGAAACCTTATTAGATAAAATTGTGGAGGTGATAGAATGAGTGAGTTAACGGCAAAACAAGCGCGTTTTGTGAATGAGTATATTAGAACACTTAATGTGACACAAAGTGCCATAAAAGCAGGTTATAGCTCAAATAGCGCACATGTGACAGGGTGTAGGTTATTGAAGAAACCGCATATTAAACAATATATACAAGAACAAAAAGATAAAATTATAGATGAGAATGTATTAACTGCAAAAGAGTTACTACATGTGCTTACGAATGCGGCAGTAGGCGATGAGACAGAAACGAAAGAAGTTGTAGTTAAGCGTGGAGAATATAAAGAGAATCCACAAAGTGGCAAAGTACAATTAGTCTATAATGAACATGTTGAACTGATAGAGGTACCAATAAAACCTAGTGATCGTTTAAAAGCTCGTGATATGTTGGGGAAATACCATAAGTTGTTTACAGATAAGCATGATATTAACGGGGATGTGCCTATATTCATTAACATTGGTGAATGGGATGGCGATGATGAGGAATTAGATAAGGCAGCGAAAGATGTATCTAACGCTAATCCTAATCATACTGTGATTGTGGATGATATTCCGTTAGAGGATTAATGTGAAACCATTACCTTCAAATAGGTGATGGTTTATTTTATCTAAATTCTTTCCGCAATTTCAGATTAAGTTAACAAATTTGAGTGGATGTATGGTAAAAAATGTTGAAATGCTCTATATTATAAATAAGAGTTGCAAATGCGTAACACATCTTAGCGAATACACACAAAGATATATTCTGTTTTTGTGTACCAATTATAGAAAGTACACAGTGACAGTGTATAGTCACTGTTATTTTTATGTTCAATATGATGTGTTGATTATGGAGGAGTTTATCATGGCTGAGCAAAAATACCTGACAACAGTTGAAAATATAATTGGTTTAATGAAAGAAGAAATAAAAAACATTTCTCCTTTAAGACTACAAAAAACATTATACTTTTTATTTGCATATTATGGTGCTTCATATGGGCAACTATCTAAAAGTAAAGAATATGAAGTTACAAAAAGTGAAAGTTTAAACTTGCCTGAATATTTATTTGACGCTCAATTTGAAGCTTGGCAATATGGCCCTGTTATTCGAGACGTATATAAGAACAATAAATATAGTTTTGGCTATAATGACATAGAGTTTTCAATGAGTAATTTTGAAATAGAAGATAAAACAATGCAGCAGGAAATTACAGAATATTTGAGAGAAATTATTAAGAGTACTTTAAAAATTAGTGATTTTGGTTTAGTAGAACGTTCTCATGAAGATGAAGAGTGGAAAAATAAAATTACTCAGCAAGAAATTATGAATAACGATTTAATTATTAAGGAATATATAGGATTGGTAAATGCCTAGATTTAATAGTAATGTTACTTCTAAAAAAGAAAAAAGAACGTTCACGTTGAAATAGTTAATAAAGATTTTTTACCAACTAGAAATGAATTTGAAACTGATAAAGTAGAAATAGAGTTAAGAAATGTTGAAGTAAAAAAAGTTGTTTTTTTTAATGAAGAAGTAAAGTATTCAAAACAAAATAATGATCTGAAATTTACTAATTTCATTTCTGATTTTACACAACAAAATCAAATTAATGCTATAACCCATTTCAGTAAAAATATAAGCATAGTCAAAAATAACCCCGATGAAGCTACGAATATAAATTATGATGAGAGAATGTTATCAATTTTATCTTTATATACTCAACAAGATATTAGAAATATAAAGGGCTTAATGAAAACAGATATTAGAGGGTTACTTGATGTTCAAGAGGGCTTAAGAGTATATTGGTATTACGATTTGATTGATAACGAAATAAAAATAGTTTGTATTGATCCACAACATTTAGTTTTACCAAGTCAGCATGGTAAAATGAATAAAGATAAAATGATGATTACAACCTATCAATCAGTTACTAATAGCAAAAAACATTGTATTAGTCGGTATTTTATTAATTAGCATACGGGTAAGTTAAATATATCGTTTCAAGCGTCACTTACGAGTGGCGTTTTTTGTATTTTAAGACGCTGAGAAACGTCCTGTGTTGCAGTGGGAAATGGGAACCACGTACAAATATACTTTAACTGTAAATGTGACCTTGTGAAATATAATCTCAAACATCGCTGGTCAATCTATCTTTGAGATTGGTCGAAGATTGAAGCATGTGAAAGAAAATGACTTAGCGCATGGGAAATTTGGCAAGTGGTTATAAAATTTAAATTTTGATTGGAATACAGCTAATCGTTTTATGAAAGTTTCGGCAGAATTACCAAATTCTGATACGTACCATAATTTAGGCTCTAATGCGTTGTATCTAATTACTACTCTTACTGAACGAGAACGCACAAAAGAACACACAACATCAAATGGCGAAACTAAAACGCCAGATGAGATGACAGTTCGAGAATTACGAGAGTTAAAGAAACAACTTAAACAACGCGATGAAGAAAACGCACAACTTCAATCACAAATGAAACAAGCATAACGTTCTGAGGAGATAGCGAGAAAGCAATATAAATATGGGTTAAATAATTATATTTTTACTATAAAATTTTAGACATACGACATTTTTTTTACAATTAGGAATGATTTTATTGCACTTAAGAAACTTTGGTAAAGCGTTATAGTAAGAACTGATAAAATTAAAATGTAAAAATTTTAAAAGGAGTTTTTATTATGAAACAACAAATGTTATCAAAAGTATTATTAAGTACAGTCGTAGTTATGGGATCAATAGCAGGATCTTCTCTTGTAATGGATGACAACGCTCATGCTGAACAAAAAAGTGATAATATCGGGAAACTGAATCAAAAAAATGAAAGTACCTTGCATCTTTCATTTGAAAAGGGGATTAAAGGGACTGTTGATAAAAATGGTAAGTTAACATTATCTGATGGAAAAATGTCAAAAGTGATGCCAACTAATGCTAAAGATAAAAAAGGTAACGATGTTGTTTTGGTTTATAAAAAGGTTAAAGACGGATTTGATGTTCAAGTAATTAAATCTAGTCAAGAGAGAAAAACTAACTGGGTTAAATGTGGTCTAGGAACAGTTGGAGGCGCTGGCACTGGTGGGCTAGGCGGTGCTAGTGCAGCTTCAGTTATACCAGGTTTAGGAACTGTTGCAGGTGCTATTATTGGTGGGGTTTCTGGTGGTGCCACAGGTGCCGCAGCGTCATGTTTCGGTTGATAGGAGAGTGAAGTCATGAAAAACTCTATACTTTGGCGAAAGTCGTTTATTCCTGTCTATTTTATAGTTGCTTTTGTAATGTTCTTACTTTTTAAGTTTTATATTAGAACTGATAATTTTTCAGTATATGTTTTGATAGCTTTTATAGTCATTTTAGGTTTTGCTTCTATTATATATAACTATAATAGACATTAATTAAGTTACAATTATAATTATTATATTAATGAATTCCTGTGGATTTAGAAATAAGGCAGGTACTTCGGTACTTGCCTGTTTTTTTTATTCACAAACTTCTATATCAAAAAGCTTTCATGTGAAAATAAAAATTCTCTCACACGTTAAAAACAATGTATAAGTTAATTATGGCTTAACGAAATACATTCATATCATCGAGTAGGATAGGTATAAGTATTGCCTATTACTTTTAAAAATCTATAATTGAAAATGAATATCAATTAAAAGCGAAAGGATGATATTATGAAAAGATTAATTGGAATTTTATTATGTAGTTTATTTATTTTGACTGCGTGTTCAACATCTGTCGATAAAACAAGTGACTCGACAAAGACTATAGACTATAAAATTGAAAATGGTAAAACACTGAAAGTACCAGAGAAACCTAAAAGAGTTGCTGTATTAACTGGATTTTATGTTGGGGATTTTATAAAGTTGGGAATCAAACCAATTGCTATTTCAGATATAACTAAAGATTCTTCAATTTTAAAACCTTATTTAAAAGGGGTTGATTATATTGGAGAAAATGATGTTGAAAAAGTTGCTAAAGCAAAACCCGATTTAATTGTTGTAGATGCTATGGATAAAAATATTAAAAAATACCAAAAAATAGCGCCAACAGTCCCATATACATATAATAAATACAATCATAAAGAAATATTAAAAGAAATAGGCAAGTTGACTAATAATGAGGATAAAGCAAAAAAATGGATTGAAGAGTGGGAAGATAAAACTAGAAAAGATAAAAAAGAAATTCAAAGTAAAATTGGTCAAGCAACAGCATCTGTGTTTGAACCAGATGAAAAGCAAATATACATATATAACTCTACATGGGGTCGTGGTTTGGATATTGTTCATGATGCATTCGGTATGCCAATGACAAAGCAATATAAAGATAAATTACAAGAAGATAAAAAAGGTTATGCTTCGATTTCAAAAGAAAATATTAGTAAATATGCTGGTGATTATATATTTTTAAGTAAGCCTTCATACGGGAAATTTGATTTTGAAAAAACACATACATGGCAGAATATTGAAGCTGTAAAAAAAGGACATGTAATTTCATATAAAGCAGAAGATTATTGGTTCACAGATCCTATTACATTAGAACATTTGAGAAGTAAATTAAAAAAAGAAATTTTAAATAAATCTCACTAGAAATAAGTTATAAAAATTTCTAATGTATTAATAATAATATTTTTACGGAGTGATTAAATGAAACGACTAGATGGAATTCCCGAATCAATGTTAATTCCTTTGATAGCTCGAGCAAAAGAGTACGAATACGAAAAACCAATAATAAAAGACGCACTATCTAAAAAAATATTTGATGGTTTAGATGATATATACAAAAATGTTACATGTGATGACATGTCTCAAATTGGAATTAGTATACGTTCTGTGATAATAGATAGTGTTACTAAAAGGCTTATCAAGGATAATAAAAATTTGATTGTGATCAATATAGGTTGTGGCTTAGATACAAGGTTTCAAAGATTTAATAACGAAAAAATATCGTGGATAGATTTAGATGTACCTGAATCAATAGAAATACGAAAAACATTTTTTAAAGAAACAGATAGTTATAAGATGATAGCTAAATCAATGCTGGATTACAGTTGGATTGAAGATGTTATAAATTATAAATTTTTTAATAGTAAGTCAAATATATTGTTTATCTTTGAAGGTGTATTGATGTATTTTGATGAGAGTGTAATGACTAAATTATTACATACTATTATTAAAAAGTTTGGAGATCATAATTTGACATTTGCGATTGAATTTTGCTCAACAACAATTGCAAATAATACAAAAAGACATAAATCTGTATCAAAATTATCCTCACAACCTGTTTTTAAATATGGATACAATGATTTAAATGAATTGGATAAAGTTTTACCAAATAAAATGAAAGTTATAAATGAATATAATTACTTTGACTATCATAAGAAAAGGTGGGGGCTCTTTGGGTATTGTAGATATATACCTTATCTGAAAAAAAGGCTAAACAATAAAATAGTAATTATGGAATATAAACCAGCTAAAATAATCACTCATAATTGAGTATTAAAGTAAAATATTTCAAAAAAACGTAGATAGGAATTTATTAAAAGTAAAGTGCACAAATATCTTGTGTTTTTTCAATTTTAACATTTTACACACAACTGATTAGTCAATTTAAACGTTGATATGACAATGCTTATAGCGAGTTATACATGAATAGATAAACGCTTTAATGAACTCCCGCCGTCTCCATATTTGTAGCCTACAACCTTTGTGGATGTGGGCTTTTTTTATATGTTTTTTATCTTTTCTTGTGAGGAAGGTTAAATTAGCTGTGTTCGTTGATATGATAGTATCTGCTTAGGTTCAAATTTTCATGAATGAAAAATTAATAGTTGTGTAGATATAAGATTTTGGGTTAAGGGTTGAAAGAATGTGTGTCAAATAAGTGTCAAAAAAGTTGAGCTTATAGTTTTAGAATGTAAATTTTATTTGCAAAATTAATTAAGCTAAAGAAGTATCATAAATAAGAGAATTAAATATATAGTTTAGAATTAGAATCAAGATTTTTATAAATATTATATTTTTCTTTTAATTGACTTAAATTTGATATATTGTTTAAATGTAATGAGGAAAAGTTGTGATAGTTTCAGATGGTAAATTAAAGGTTTTAATATAGCTGTTTTTTAATCGATTTTTAAGGATGATATCGTTTGCGAGTGAACGTATCTATTTAGTGAAATAGTAATTATAGATGGGGGCGTAATCAATGAATGACTTGAGTTTATCTTCATTTTTGAAACGCAGTAACAAATTTATGCAATTCAATTGTTTTATTTGTTTGATTCTAATAATAGTATTTTACATAATTGGTATGAATATACAGGACTTTAGTGATTTTCCTAGTAAAGATTTAAATCATAAAGTGACTTATAATTTTAATGGGTTTTTGGAGATATTTGTTAATAATGCTTTTATAGTTCCTTTGGTGTCACTTATATTATCGATAATACCAATACCATATTTGTATTTTATTCCTACAATTTCTACAATTTATTCATTGTCGGTTATTATTGGGGTTACATTTTCATATAAATTTAACGAAGGGATAGCTATTTTTATTGGTATTTTGCCTCATGGTATTTTAGAAATATACTTAACAAGCATTGAACTATCAATGTTATTCTTATTAAATGCGTATATTAGAAAAAATTCAATGAATTTATTTAGAAAAAGAAAAGAGACATTGCCAAAATTTTTTGTTTTATTAAAATCAATAGTAAAGTGTTACCTGCTAATATTTTTACCTGTGGCATTTTTATGCGCTTTAATTGAAATTACTGTTACACCAACTGTTTACAAATTTTTAACTAATATAATATAGAACTTTTAAAAGGGCATAGCTAACTATGTGTATAGGTTTATTTTTGATCGATAAGTATTGTTTGAAAAATGAGTTCACGAAAAATGTTGCATTGTATTCGTGAAATTATGATCGAGTCATTTCAAAAATGACCATTTCAAAACAACAAAAAAGAGTAGGCGAGCTACTCTTTTTTATTATATTTAACAATTAAATTAGTATGTCATTATGAGTGTAAGTAAGCTAATCTATAATGACAATAATAACAACAAAGATTATATCGCTGAATGCGAGCATTCATAAATTTATACTTCATCTAAACCACTGTGGTCGTCATCTTTTTGCTTTTCTTTTTCTTTCTCTCGTTCTTGTTCTTTTTTGTACTCTTCTTCAAATTCTTTTTCTTTCTTTTCTACTTCTTCTCTTGTTTCCGCTCTATGAGAAAAATCTTCGGTTTTAAGTTTACTAAATTTAAATGATTTAGAATCAACTGTTTTATCTTCTGAGTATTTATGGACATTTAAATTAATGTTTCCATCACCTCTTATCTCATAGATAAACATGGCTTGTGCAGTTTTGCCTTTTTTAATTTGATCTTGGTTATGTTCTGTCCAATCTTTATATTTTTTATCACTTAAAAGATAACCATCTCTTAATTTATTTACTGTATTTTTATCATCTTGAGTGATATTAATATAGTCATGAGAAATAGAAGATGGATTTAAATCTTTATCGTCTTTTTTAGCAGTAATTTCCATTTTAAAAGCGATATATTTCTTTTTCTCATCTTTTTCATTGATGATAAACGGTTCTTTTATTTTAGCTTCAAATTTGTCACTAACAATAGTATCGCCTTTAATTTTTACATCCATATTTTTTTTGCTTTTAAATTCTTTAAGTTCTTCATTTAATTCTGCATTGTCATTTTCTTTCTTTTTGTGACTAGTGCTCTCTTTTTTTGCACTATCTTGATGATGTCCACAAGCACCTAAGATAAGTGTACTTGCTAATAATACCCCCATTACTTTTTTCATTTAACATGTCTCCTTTATTTCGCAAAAATTTATTTTAAAAACTCTAAACGACTTATCGTTTTGAGTAATTAAACAAAGTTGATATTTTGTGAGATTCTAAGATGATATTAAATAATTCTTGTAATAATGATTCTATGTATTGTTGCAATAAATTAATGGAACTATAATTACTAATATTATATTACTTTTATTGATAGAAATATATTACTTTTTTAAAAAACTTGTAATATATCGAAAGATTTAAATGTAAAATTTTGATTTGTTAAGAAATTACGTTTATAAAAATAAAAAAATTCAACTTATTTGTATGAGATGAATATGTATTGAAGAAGATGTGTTATTAAATTGGAAATAATGCTCAAAGATGGGAGCTCTTAAAAGCGTTATTGTATTCTTTAGTCAATGCAAATAGATTGCCATAATAATAAACGTACTTGATGGTTAAAAATTTACTTAAGACTATAAAGCAAAACTTTTTATATGAGCAGTCGAATATAACGTTTAAAATGATTCTTTTTGGATATAAACGATTAAGTAAAATGATTTTTCATTTTGAAATTAATCATATAAATTTCTTAAGGGAAGAGTGATATCTTAATGATTAATATTATTTCAGCTATAGGATCTATTGGAACATTTATTATGGCTTTATTTTATTTTGTATCAGTTTCAGTTCAGCTTTATCAAATGAAAATTAGCTTTCTGCCAGCTTTAGGTTTTAACCAAATTTTATTAGAAAGGGAGGGGGAACAACTTAATATAATGAATTCGGCAACAGAAGAGCATCATCATAAAGATTATATTAAACTATATAATTTAGGTGGCGGTGCTGCTAAAAAAATTGCAATAGAGGTTTTATTGGGTAATGATAAAGTCATTCAGAAAAAGTACGTGAATATTTTACCTAGTAAAGAAGGGTACATGTTACCAATTAATAAAAAAGTGTACGAAGAATTAGAAAGAACGATTGAGAACAATGGTTATGAAGCTGATTTGAATGTACGTATGACTTATTATCATAATGTAAGTCGCAAACAACAGGAAGTTATATTAAAAGGTCAAATCGACCGTTTTAATACTTATAATAATAAAGAAATTTATGATTTGCAGTTTATCTAAAAATTGATTTAAGAGGGTAGTTGTTTATTACGAAAAATATCATTCAATTTTAATGAAATAATGGCGTCATTACTATAAAATATTACTTTATGTTGTAATGCATTTTTCTATAAGATAGAACTAAAAGGAGGGGCAAAGATGCAAATTAGACAAATACATCAACATGACTTTGCTCAAGTTGACCAGTTAATTAGAACGGCATTTGAAAATAGTGAGCATGGTTATGGTAATGAATCAGAGCTAGTAGACCAAATTCGTCTAAGTGATACGTATGACAATAACTTAGAATTAGTAGCTGTTCTTCAAAATGAAGTTGTAGGGCACGGTTTACTAAGTGAAGTTTATCTTGATAACGAGGCACAACGGGAAATTGGATTAGTGTTAGCACCTGTATCTGTTGATATTCATCATCAAAATAAAGGTATTGGGAAGCGATTGATTCAAGCATTAGAACGAGAAGCAATATTAAAAGGGTATGATTTTATCAGTGTATTAGGATGGCCGACGTATTATGCCAACCTAGGATATCAACGCGCAAGTATGTACGACATTTATCCACCATATGATGGTATACCAGACGAAGCGTTTTTAATTAAAGAATTAAAAGTGAACAGTTTAGCGGGAAAAACAGGTACCATAAATTACACATCTGCTTTTGAAAAAATATGATTTCAAGCTAGGATTACATTAGGCAGAGTTCATATTAATAATACAAATTGTTTGCAATGAAATCGTGCGTTGTCGTTTGCAATTTTTAAAACAGAGAAAATGAAAAACTTTTTGTTGTAAATATTTATTGTAGTTAATAAAATTCTAAAACAAATTAATTGCCATTATGCAATTTTGGTGTATAATTGCATTAATAGAGATTAAATATATATTAAAAGGGTATACAGTTAATATAAAATGACTTTTTAAAAAGAGGGAATAAAATGAATATGAAGAAACAAGAAAAACACGCAATTCGTAAAAAATCGATTGGCGTGGCTTCAGTGCTTGTAGGTACGTTAATCGGTTTTGGACTACTCAGCAGTAAAGAAGCAGATGCAAGTGAAAATAGTGTTACGCAATCCGATAGCGCAAGTAACGAAAGCAAAAGTAATGATTCGAGTAGCGTTAATGCTGCACCTAAAACAGACAACACAAACGTGAGTGATTCTAATACAACGACAAACACTAATAGTGACGAAACGAATGTAGCGCAAAATCCAGCACAACAGGAAACGACACAATCAGCATCAACAAATGCAACTACAGAAGAAACACCGGTAACTGGTGAAGTTACTACTACGGCAACGAATCAAGCTAATACACCGACAACAACTCAATCAAGCAATACAAATGCGGAAAAATCAGTGAATCAAACAAGTAATGAAACGACTTCTAATGATACTAATACAGTATCATCTGTAAATTCACCTCAAAATTCTACAAATGCGGAAAATGTTTCAACAACGCAAGATACTTCAACTGAAGCAAAACCTTCAAACAATGAATCAGCTCCACAGAGTACAGATGCAAGTAATAAAGATGTAGTTAATCAAGCGGTTAATACAAGTGCGCCTAGAATGAGAGCATTTAGTTTAGCGGCTGTAGCTGCAGATGCACCGGCTGCTGGCACAGATATTACGAATCAGTTGACGAATGTGACAGTTGGTATTGACTCTGGAGATACAGTTTATCCGCACCAAGCAGGCTATGTCAAACTGAATTATGGGTTCTCAGTACCCAATTCTGCGGTTCAAGGTGACACATTTAAAATAACTGTACCTAAAGAATTAAACTTAAATGGTGTAACTTCAACTGCTAAAGTGCCACCAATTATGGCCGGAGATCAAGTATTGGCAAATGGTGTAATCGATAGTGATGGTAATGTTATTTATACATTTACAGACTATGTAAATACTAAAGATGATGTTAAAGCAACATTAACTGTGCCGGCTTATATTGACCCTGAATATGTTACACATACTGGTAATGTGACATTGGCTACTGGCATAGGAAATACAACAGCAAACAAAACAGTATTAGTAGATTATGAAAAATATGGTAAGTTTTATAACTTATCTATTAAAGGTACAATTGACCAAATCGATAAAACAAATAATACGTATCGTCAGACAATTTATGTCAATCCAAGTGGAGATAACGTTATTGCACCGGTTTTAACAGGTAATTTAAAACCAAATACGGAAAGTAATGCATTAATAGATCAGCAAAATACAAGTATTAAAGTATATAAAGTAGATAATGCAGCTGATTTATCTGAAAGTTACTTTGTGAATCCAGAAAACTTTGAGGATGTCACTAATAGTGTAAATATTACATTCCCAAATCCAAATCAATATAAAGTAGAGTTTAATACGCCTGATGATCAAATAACAACACCATATATTGTAGTTGTTAATGGGCATATTGATCCTAATAGTAAAGGTGATTTAGCTTTACGTTCAACTTTATATGGATATAATTCGAATATAATTTGGAGATCTATGTCATGGGACAACGAAGTAGCATTTAATAACGGATCAGGTTCTGGTGACGGTATTGATAAACCTGTTGTACCTGAACAACCTGATGAGCCGGGTGAAATTGAACCAATTCCAGAGGATTCAGATTCTGACCCAGGTTCAGATAGTGGTTCAGATTCTGGCAGTGATTCTAATTCAGATAGCGGTTCAGATTCGGGTAGTGATTCTACATCAGATAGTGATTCAGATTCAGCGAGCGATTCAGATTCAGCGAGCGATTCAGATTCAGCGAGCGATTCAGATTCAGCGAGTGATTCAGATTCAACGAGTGATTCAGATTCAGCGAGTGATTCAGATTCAACGAGTGATTCAGATTCAGCAAGCGATTCAGATTCAGATAGTGACTCAGACTCAGACAGCGATTCAGATTCCGACAGCGATTCAGATTCAGATAGTGACTCAGACTCAGACAGCGATTCAGATTCAGACAGTGACTCAGACTCAGATAGCGATTCAGACTCAGACAGTGACTCCGATTCCGATAGCGATTCAGATTCAGACAGCGACTCAGACTCAGACAGTGACTCAGATTCAGACAGCGATTCAGACTCAGACAGCGACTCAGACTCAGACAGCGATTCAGATTCAGACAGTGACTCAGATTCAGATAGCGATTCAGACTCAGACAGTGACTCAGATTCCGATAGCGATTCCGACTCAGATAGCGATTCCGACTCTGATAGTGACTCAGATTCCGATAGCGATTCAGATTCAGACAGTGATTCCGACTCAGACAGTGATTCCGACTCAGACAGTGATTCCGACTCAGACAGTGACTCAGATTCCGACAGCGATTCAGATTCGGATAGCGATTCGGATTCAGCGAGTGATTCCGACTCAGACAGCGATTCGGATTCAGCGAGTGATTCAGACTCAGACAGCGATTCGGATTCAGCGAGTGATTCCGACTCAGACAGCGATTCCGACTCAGACAGTGCTTCTGATTCAGACAGCGACTCAGATTCAGTTAGCGATTCGGATTCCGACAGCGATTCCGACTCAGACAGCGATTCAGAATCAGATAGCGACTCAGATTCAGACAGTGACTCAGAATCAGATAGCGATTCAGATTCGGCGAGTGATTCCGACTCAGGTAGTGACTCAGATTCAGACAACGACTCCGATTCAGACAGTGATTCAAACTCAGACAGTGACTCAGATTCAGATAGCGACTCAGACTCAGACAGCGATTCAGAATCAGACAGTGCCTCTGATTCAGATAGTGACTCGGATTCAACGAGTGACACAGGATCAGACAACGACTCCGACTCAGAAAGTGATTCAAATAGCGATTCCGAGTCAGGTTCTAACAATAATGTAGTTCCGCCAAATTCACCTAAAAATAGTACTAATGCTTCTAATAAAAATGAGGCTAAAGATAGTAAAGAGCCATTACCAGATACAGGTTCTGAAGATGAAGCGAATACGTCACTAATTTGGGGATTATTAGCATCATTAGGTTCATTACTACTTTTCAGAAGAAAAAAAGAAAATAAAGATAAGAATTAAGTAATAATGATATTAAATTAATCATATGATTCATGAAGAAGCCACCTTAAAAGGTGGCTTTTTTACTTGGATTTTCCAAATATATTGTTTGAATATAATTAATAATTAATTCATCAACAGTTAATTATTTTAAAAAGGCAGATGTTATATAATTTGGCTTGGCGAAAAAATAGGGTAAAAGGTAGGTTGTTAATTAGGGAAAATTAAGGAGAAAATACAGTTGAAAAATAAAATGCTAGTTTTATCATTGGGAGCATTATGTGTATCACAAATTTGGGAAAGCAATCGTGCGAGTGCAGTGGTTTCTGGGGAGGAGAATCCATATGTATCTGAATCGTTGAAACTGACTAATAATAAAAATAAATCTAGAACAGTAGAAGAGTATAAGAAAAGTTTGGATGACTTAATATGGTCCTTTCCAAACTTAGATAATGAAAGATTTGATAATCCTGAATATAAAGAAGCTATGAAAAAATATCAACAGAGATTTATGGCTGAAGATGATGCATTAAAAAAATTTTTTAGTGAAGAGAAAAAAATAAAAAATAGAAATACTAATACTAATACATCAAATTATCTGGGATTAACACACGAAAGATATGAGTCAATTTATAATTCATTAAAAAATCATCGTGAAGAATTTTCAAAAGAAATCGAAGAAATTAATAATAAAAATCCAGAGTTAAAAGAATATAACAATGAGGAACAAACTAAAGCTGATACGGAATTAAACACTCTTGAAAATCAAGTACTAATGATAGGTTATACATTTTATCACTCGAATAAAAATGAAGTAGAAGATTTATATAACAAATTAGATATGATTCTTGGTTATAAAGATGAAGAGAGAAAAAAGAAGAGGGCTACCAATCAAAGAATGTTCAATAATAAAAAAGAAGATTTAGAAACTATTATTGATGAATTCTTTGGAGAAATTGGACAACAAAGGCCAACATCTATACCAACATTAGCGCCTAAAGAAGAGAAAGAAACAAATACTAATAATGCTAATAAATTAAAATCTGACACTGAAGCAGCAAAAAATGACGAAACAAAAAGAAGCAAGAGGAGTAAAAGAAGTTTAAATACTCACAATCACAAATCTGCATCTCAAGAAGTAACTGCAGAACAAAAAGCTGACTACGAAAAAAGAGCTGAAGAAAGAAAAGCAAGATTTCTAGATAGACAAAAAAGTAAGAAAGAACCGGTTGTATCATTAGAATATGATTTTGAACATAAACAACGTGTTGACAACGCAAACGACAAGCAACTTGTGGTTTCTGCACCAACAAAGAAACCAACAACACCGCCTACATACACTGAAACAACCACACAGGTACCAATGCCAGCAGTAGAGCGTCAAGCACAGCAACAAATCGTTTACAAAGCACCAAAACCATTAGCTGGATTAAATGGTGAAAGTCATGATTTCACAACAACGCATCAATCACCAACTACTTCAAATCACACGCATAATCATCTTATAGAAATTGAAGAAACATCTGCATTACCTGGTAGAAAGACGGGTTCATTGGTTGGTTTGAGTCAAATTGATTCTTCTCATCTAACTGAACGTGAGAAGCGTGTAATTAAGCGTGAACACGTTAGAGAAGCTCAAAAGTTAGTTGATAATTATAAAGATACACATAGTTATAAAGACCGATTAAATGCCCAACAAAAAGTAAATACTTTAAGTGCAGGTCATCAAAAACGTTTTAATAAACAAATTAATAAAGTATATAATGGCAAATAATTAATGCATGGCTGCGAAGGAAATAATGAGTTTGCCTTAAAAATAACAACACTTTAAACTAGCAATAAAATAATTCAAAGACATCATTTCAATGATGTCATTTAGTGTAGTCCACATTCTAAACAGGTGTGGGCTATTACTTTTTTCACTTTATATTACGAGAAAATTATTATGCTTAACTATAAAAATCAATAATTAATTTTAAGTGGTAAATTAATAAAAATGTTAAGACAACGTTTACATCAAGTTAATTATTATATATAAAATTCTGGTATATAATTCTGTTAGTGAATTAAACAGGGAAATTAAATTGGTTAAAAATATTGAGTCTATATAAAGGAGAAATAACAGATGAAAAAGAAATTATTTGTTTTAACTATGAGCACGCTATTTGCTACACAACTTATCAATTCAAATCACGCTAATGCATCAACAGAAAGTGTTGATAAAAACTTTGTAGTTCCAGAATCAGGTATTAATAAGATTATTCCTTCTAATGGGGAATTTAAGAATGCCCCAAAGGTAAATGTCGGTAGTTTAAATGACAACAAAAACTTTGTTGCTACAGAAGATAAATTGAATAAGATTGCAGATCCATCGGCAGCTAGTAAAATTGTAGATAAAAACTTTGCCGTACCAGAGTCAAAATTAGGAAATATTGTACCTTCATATAAAGAAATCAATAATCGAGTGAATGTAACAACAAACAATCCAGCTTCAAAACAAATTGACAAGCATATTGTTGTAAAAAGCCCAGAGGTAAACAGATTTATTACACAAAGCAAAGTTAACCAGCATTTTATCACTACGCAAACACACTACAAGAAAGTTATCACTTCTTATAAAACTACGCATGTACATAAACATATAAATCATGCAACAACTTCTATCAATAAGCATTTTACTGTTAAACCAACAGAAGTGCCTAGATATACACACCCATCACAATCACAATCTTTAATTATAAACCATCATTTTGCAGTACCTGGATACCATGCTCATAATTTTGTAACACCAGGTCATGCTAGTATTAGAATTCATCATTTTTGTGTTTTACCACAAATAAATAGTTTTAAAGTCATCCCATCATATGGTCACAGTTCACACCGCATGCATGTACCAAGTTTCCAAAATAGTTCAACTTCCGTTCATCAAAATTCTAAATTAAATAAAACATATAACTATAAGTACTTTTATGCTTATAAAATATTAAAAGGTGTAAAGAAAGATTTTTCATTTTCAAAATCTCATGAGCATAAAAATGTTCAACCAGCATTAAACATCAAAAACGTAAATTATCAATATGCTGTTCCAAGTTATAGCCCTACACACTACGTTCCTGAATTTAAGGGTAGCTTACCAGCACCACGAGTATAAATATTGGCACTAAGTTTACGAGATATGATAAATACCTATTATTTTAAATATAGTCTGCAATCTATGAGGTTGTAGGCTATGTTTTTTGCAGTTTATCAATAAACACCCATCAACAAATTATACCTTTTTTCTACTTAGAAAGTTGAAAAGTAACGCAATCTTAAATAATCATTTTATTAATTAATATAAATATAAGACTCAAAATAATAGTTAATAGTTTGTTTATCGCAAGTTAATTATTGTTTCTAAAATATTGGTATATAATTTTCAATGGCGAAGAAAACAGGGTAAAAAAGTCGGTTTTTAAATCAAAGCAAATAAGGGAGCATAAACAAATGAAAAGGAAAGTGCTAGTACTAACAATGGGTGTAATTTGTGCAACTCAATTGTGGCATTCTAATCACGCAAACGCATTAGTGACAGAGGGTGGCGCAAATGATACTAAGCAATTTACTGAAATAGTATCGGAAGAGAAAGTTATAACAGTTGAACATGCTCAAATTAATATTTTTAAATCTAATAGCAATTCAAACCTGATGGAGTTCAACATATTAACAATGGGCGGTAAATCAGGAGCTATGGTTGGTTATAGTGAAATTGACTCATCACATTTCACAGACCGTGACAAACGCGCTATCAGACGTGATCATGTTAAAGAGGCCCAAAGTTTAGTAGAAAACTATAAAGACACTCAAACTGCACATGACAGAGTTAAAGCTAAACAAAAAGTAGATACGTTAAGCAAGCCGCATCAAAATTATTTCAATAAACAAATTGATAAAGTTTATAATGGTTTGCAACGCTAAATCAAATTAAATTTAAAAGTTACATATCTCGTATTTATTCGACATCATATAAATAATGACAATTCCATTGATAGATTATCAATTTTAATATAGATATAGAGGCATTATAAATTTACATTGTCTCGCTAACTAAGTCTGCAACGCTTATAGTTGCAGGCTTTTTAAATTTTCAAAAGATAAAAAAGATTAATTTATGCGGCTAAAATATACAAAAAATATATAAATAACTACATGTATATTTGTTGATTTATTAAATATTTATTAATTAATTGTAAATTTGTAGATAAATATTTAATTAACGTTTAATATGAAAATTAACTAAAAAGAAAGAGGTGTTAGTTATGACAGAATACTTTTTAAGTGCTGGCATATTTACGGCAATAGTTTCATTAGTACATATAGTGATGGCTGTAAGTAAATTTTCTCAAAGGCAAACCGCGAAAAGATTTTTATTTTTCTCTACTAGTTGCTTATTGTTAACATTAGTTGTAATTTCTAATTTTAATCAAACTGCTGGAGCTTCCCAACTAACTGATGAAGATGGAAATAGCAATGCAACTGAATATAGCAAGTCTGCAACGACTAAATTACATAAAGAGCCTGCGACATTAATCAAAGCAATTGATGGTGATACTGTGAAGTTAATGTACAAAGGACAACCAATGACATTTAGATTGTTATTAATTGATACGCCTGAAACGAAACATCCTAAAAAAGGCGTTGAAAAATACGGACCTGAAGCGAGTGCATTTACGAAAAAAATGGTAGAGAATGCTAAGAAAATTGAAGTTGAATTTGACAAGGGACAAAAGACAGATAAATATGGACGTGGATTAGCTTATATTTATGCAGATGGTAAAATGGTAAACCAAGCGTTAGTCCGTCAAGGATTAGCAAAAGTTGCATATGTATATAAACCTAATAATACACATGAACAACTACTAAGAAAAAGTGAAGCACAAGCGAAAAAAGAACATTTAAATATTTGGAGTGAAGGTGACACAGAATAAAGTTACTGACACATAGCATAGAGTGCCACTGCTGCTAGTGGCACTTTTAATATGTACTCATAAGTTCACCATGTATTATTATATTTGAAATGAAAAATAAATTGCATCAAATCAAAGTGTATTTAATATCAGAATATAAAAGTTTTGTATTTAGTATTAATATGGAATATTACTATATATTACAATATGTATTTTCATAGAAAATAAATTAATGCTTTACTTCTATATTTAGAAGTGTATAATAGTAGGTAAGTAATAAAGAGCGTGAAGAAAATTGTGAGTTATTTTTGCAGAATATTCTCCTTTTCATTTATGAATTTGTTACAAATATTTAGTGCAAAAGCACGACGGAGGTATTCGATATGAATAACGGTACAGTTAAATGGTTTAATGCAGAAAAAGGTTTTGGTTTCATCGAAAGAGAAGATGGTAGCGACGTATTCGTACATTTCTCAGCAATCGCTGAAGATGGATACAAATCATTAGAAGAAGGCCAAAAAGTTGAATTCGACATCGTTGAAGGCGACCGTGGCGAGCAAGCTGCTAACGTAGTTAAAATGTAATTTTAGTTAATTCAAACAGTCCTAATTATAGGGCTGTTTTTTTATACTATTTTTGAGAGAATGAGCCAGAAATGATAAATTATCTACATAATAAAGCCAGAAGAATAGACCACAGAAAAATGATCAGCACATAAATGGATCTATTTAACAAATAAATAACAATGCTCGCTACTCATATAGCAATTATTATTAGAATTGCTTAACAAATATACGCAAAAATTTAAATTCTTAAACAAAAAAACCGCCAATACAGAACTTTAATAATGACGAGAATTAAAGTCTGTATATGGCGATAACAAGAAGTAATGTTAAACACTCAAAATGTTTAACAATATTAGGATACCATATCGGATTATATCTTACTACTTAATTAATAATTTAACTAATCAACTTTTTGTTAATTTTTTATTAAGAGTGATTAATTATTGCGAAAATTTAATGTTTTTAAAATCTCATAATAATTCAGTAATCTTATTTCCGTTTAAAAGGCGAAACATTAAAATAATTAAATAAAAATATTGTGTTTAATTTACAGCGTCAAATATACTTATTTCTAATGCTTTGGGGTCTACTGAAACAAGTAGAGAATGATCGATGTTACTAACATTGCCATTCTCCAAATCTATTTCTGTGAGTATTTGGAAGCTACCATTAGGCAACGGTTTAACAATAGACAATTGCTTTTCCGCTTGTTGTATTAAAAAAGGTTTTGTAGATTGATTATTAATATGCCATTCACTCATGTATGTTTTTCACTCCTGATTTAAAATAGGGTTAGAAAGTTTATAGTTGAGACATTCATGTTCAACCAAAATTTTGTTCAAATTCAATAAATGTCTTGTTTAAAATAGAAATATTGTAAATGTTATCGTCCAAAACTTCACCAGTTAAGTATTTGTTTTGAATTAAAATTTGGCAGTTAGTTAAGAAGTCTTGATAATCACGATCGCAAAAATAGTTTTCACGTGCATCTTTAGCATCGCCAAAAAAGTTAGCGACTGTTTCTGTTTCTCCATTATTCGAACGTTCAATATATAATTTGTAAAATTTAGCTATTGTATACTTTTGTTCTTTAGTTAGTTCATTCAAAATATTGGGCCTCCTGAAATATCATTTGTAATCTATACCCAATTTATTGCAAAACACAAACTAATTTAACTATTTGATGAAACGGTGTTAATAAGCTTTAACAAGCCTTAGTTTATATGGATCTATAAAATTATCTTTAATTGCATAGGGTGAAATAATATGTAGTCCATAACTTTTAACTGATTTTTCACTTACACCAAATTTATAAGCTTGATAGATAATTTTAGTACAATACGTAAATTTTTTGCTGTTCAAATTTAATGTAACTAGATAACGATGATTTGTATTTTCATAGTTTTTCTTAACCCAGTCAGCCGCTTTTTTACCTGCACCAGGATAGCTGCAACGATAAACTTTCATCCAATCATTTTTGCCACTTGCATAATTATATTTAAAAGATTCGAAGGATTGTGTAGTTGGTTTGTCGCCAGGCCCCTCAATTTGCAAAATCGTTTTATCATCAATCGCGATACTACAATGACCAAAAAATCCCCACATGACAGGCCCTTTTGTAATAATAATATCACCAGGTTGTAATTGGAATTTGTCATCTTGAATTTCTGAATACTTATTATCTGCAATTGTTTTTGGTGAGTTTATAGGGGATACGACAACGAATAATATAAGTACAATTATCGTTCGTTTAATATAGTTCACTTAAAAGCTCCTTGTTGAAGAAATATATGTAAATAGTCTTAAATTAGAATTGTAATCTTTAATAAGCTTGTAAGACTAAAACATATCTTAAATATTAAAGTATGAGAGTGTGAAATGTCTATTAAGAATAAAAAACAGTCTGAAACATCTTTGAGACGTTTCAGACTGGATATAAAATGAATTTCATTTATAGCACACCAAATATAAATGTGTATATTAATATAGCGAATCCAAAAATATAGAGAATGACAGTGAAACTTAAATAGGACTCTTTTTTAGATTCTTTACCAGTTTTTTTCATTAATACGAGTATAAACGTAGCGGCAACTAAGAAAATTAATGCTAACCAAAACAGAATTGCAAAATGTAAAGACATGTGAAACCCTCCTTATATACCGTAATTATTAACCTATAAAACTATAAAAAATAGGATAAATGTAATAGAGAACGAGTACGATATTTATAAAAAATAATATTTCACTTAACCAGTTTTTAGTTATCATTGCAATGGTAAAGGATACTATGAGTATCACACCACAAATGATAATACCAGGCAGGAGCCAACATAAATCATCTAAATCTTTATTATATGTGATTAAAATATTAAAGATAACAAAAGTGGTAGTAATAACTATATTGATAGCATTTAACAAAATGTTATTCATGACTGACACCTACTAGTATAAAAATAGCTTCTTAATAAATATGATAACACTATTTTCCAATAGGTAAATAAAAAGTATAGTTATTTTTAAATTATTATTTGTAGAATGCTAAAGTTTATTAATTCAAACAAGTGAGCATATATAGGGGTGTATAGTATTAATATGAAAAGAATATTTGTATACTAAAAACCCTTAAAGTTGTATAATTCGTTAATATTTTTAGAATCAGATAACAAAAAAATGTGCAAAATCACTTTTGCACATTTACAAATACTAGTTTTCTGATAAGATTAATAATAACACTTTAAATAGCGCTTAATAAATGAAGGGGGCAGGTCTTATGACGTTTTACAATTTCATCATGGATTTTCAAAATGATAACACACCATTTGGTATATTGGCCGAACACGTTAGTGAAGATAAAGCATTCCCTCGATTAGAAGAAAGACACCAAGTAATTAGAGCATATGTGATGTCTAATTACACAGATCATCAATTAATTGAAACTACAAATAGAGCTATTAGCTTATATATGGCAAATTAATTTGAGTAGTACCAATTATGATGTATTAGTGCATCCCAAATATCTTTTGTTTTAAAGTTTATTTCATCATTTCTTATCGAAAATGGTGTAATAATGTCTTTATCTAACCAAGTGTTTATAAGTTCATTTGGTACACCATCTAACAACATTTCACTTTTACTAATTATAAAACATTCCCAGTCAAGTGAAACATTTTGTGGATTCACATAATTACATTGATTATGATTATCCAT